AGGGCATATACCCATGATAGAGCGTCCATTTGGCCTTCCCAGTATTTACGCTCCATAGAATCCATTGCCTCTTCTGTATATTCTTCTTGCTCAACAGCGGCATTGTATTCTTTTTCAGCCTCAAGCATGAGGTTTTTAAGTTCACCGTGTAGGATGTCAGTTCCTGACTCTCCCATATCAATCAGTTTCTGTAGTCTTGGTTCTAGGGTTGTATTCATCATAGTTATATTCTACCCTCTAGCACTGACAAGAAATGGCGGGTAGCAATAAGTTCACCTGTATTATGCATGTCCTCAATCTCTAGGTCACGATACTCATCAGAGTCATAGTCACCCTCAAATGTGTCCATGAGGTTTTGTAGTTTCTCAGCGTCCTGTAGGAGACTAATCTCATGCAGGCGTACATATTCTTTGAATGTATTTAGGTCCATACTATAAAGTATACGGGTTTGAGTTGATTTTTACAACTTGTGGAGATGTGACTTCTATCACAGGCTGATACGCAGGGGATGAGCCAATACCAATAACCATTCCTCTAGCGCAAATACAGTCAGGATCTACCCTTGGTATCTCCAGGGCAGTGACCTCAATAAGAGCATCACAGTTAGTACATACATAGTCATGCTTAGTCCACATTATGAACATACTCCTTTGCCCACTCAGGTGCTTCACCTTCTACCCAATCTAATTTAACATCGAAATCTCCACCGCCTTCAGGCCATCCAGTTGTTACTACCAACTCTGTGCCGTCCTCAAAGAAGATTTGCTCAACAATTAAGCGATATGTGATTTCACGAGATTCTATTTTCATAAGGGTCCTTTCTTTGTTGTGTATGTATTAATTATAGCGGGGACCACTGACAAATTAGTCCTCTATGTATTCTACTAGGATTTGGTCTCTTACCTCATCATATTTAACAAGACTATCAATGTCCTCAGCAAAGCGGGTAACTAGATAATCAACCTTATCATTATCACTCATATCTTCAGGACCATAGAGTTCAAACCCTATATCATTAGACATGGCATCATCTAGATCTATAATCTGCTCAATAGCAATTCTAACTTTCATTAGTCCCCCTGATTAACTAAATAAGCACGAACTTCTTCAAGGGCATCAATAGCCTGTTCACATACAACAATCATATCTTCTCTAGTCATTAGTCAAAGTACCCTTCTGCCCATAAGCCCTTTAAGAACTCATCTGCTTTATCTAAACCAGCATGGATTCTAAGTTGTGTGCTTGGTACTGATTTCTTAGATAGGACAACAGCCCTAATCATTTCATCTAAATCATCAACGGTATAACCTAACATCAGTTCTCCTCATCCCACCAGTATTTGACTATTGTATTTAAGGTAGTGTGAATTGCACAATCACAATCCCCACCGTTCATATTTTCCATGTATTCGAGATGTGCCTCATTGTCCATGTACATCTCATTGACTAGTTCGTCAATCGTTCTCATTGTTTGGGTCATAGATTAATTATAGCGGAAGGGTCTGACAAATGCAATCCTGGGGGTTTTTTACAATGATCGTAAAGATTTTTTGGTTTGACATTTTGGGGATTTTTTTGATCCATCGTAATTTAATTTAAGATTGACATTTTTATGTCCGATTTGTACTATTTGTCTGCACGTGCAAATTTTATGCATTGTGTTGCATTTTTATTTATTGCGATCCGTACGGGACTTGAACCCGTGACCTCCACCGTGACAGGGTGGCGAACTAACCAACTATTCTAACGGACCGTGTGAGCAGTTTTAATTCTTACTCAGGAATTTTTTTAGTTATGCAATCTGCAAAGTGCTTTGCACAATTTTTAGCAAACGATTTTTTTCTGCATTGATAGCAGGGTCAAAACCACTTGCAGAAGCAAGGATAGATTCGTTAGAACCACCACGAGCAGAACGGTACCAATCAAGGCGTTCAGTTAGTGCATTGAAAGCACCCCAAGCATTACCAGCAATCATGCCGTTAAACTCGCCTGTGTAGATGTCATTGATAACATCAACCTTGTTTTCCCACTTCTTGAAAGCACCCTTAGAATCTTTTTCTGGCTTAGGGTATGCAGCAAGAATGATGTCGTTAAATTGCTTAGCATTAACTTCTGTTTCAATCATTGCTTTTGCCATAAGGTCAAAAGAATCCATGTACTTATGAGCAAGACCAAGAGTCTCACGAGCAACGGCAACCTTACCAGAAGCGGTCTGAGTGTGACGAATCTTGAAAGATTGCTTGACACCATTCTTTTTCTTAGTAGTGTTTAGTGCAAGGTTAAGAGTGTTAGCGCACACAACACGAACAGGTGTAATGCTTGCTTGAATAGCGATTGAGCCGTCATGTGATGTGTTGATAAGTAAATAAGTCTTTACCTTATCCGCAACACCGTTAGGGTCTAGGACAGTTTCACGCTCTAGTGCTAATGCACCGAATACAACACGACCACCCTTGATTGAGCCAGCCGTTTCCCAACGACCTCCGCCGTCTAGAATGTTATCGCCGAATGAGAATAAATCTTCATTCTGCATTACATGATAGCGCTCACCAACGACACCAAGAATGTCGGTCTGAGAGTTATCAGTAGGATTAGTACGCAAAACATACTGGTATGCCTTGTCGCTTGTTAGATGTGTAGGGGTTTCCAAATCTTCCAGACGAACATTCCAATTGTTTAGATTGGCAGCAGCAAGCATTTCGCTTGTTGTTTTTTCTTCTGTAAATACGGTACCCAATCCATGCCAAGCAGGTTCACGAAATGATGCGAATGAAGCCTTACCATTTTGTGATTCTAGTTCATGTGCCATGAGTTTTCTCCTTTTTGTTGTTGTTAATCTAAGTATACACCGACGGTCTGACAAATGCAAATCGGTATAGTTATACATGGGATAATTCGGACATTTCTTAAAGTGATCTTAATCACATGTGATCTTGATCATGTGGATAACCTGTGGATAACTTCTGCGCCACGTGGAATTTTTAAGGGAATTTAGGGAGCAGTTTAAAAACATGCTCAGGTTTATTAGTAGCCCCCTACTAAATATCTATTCTGTCAACACTGGATGACAAATAAGTTACCTCTTCACCATATGAGACTGAATCAAAATCAATGTCATGAATTGCATTCTGTGCAGATTCCTCATCACGAGCATTAACTGTAATTGAATATTGAACGGTTACCTCTAGTTCAAATTCTTTTGATAATTCAAAACCGCAAATGTTTGCAATTTCTTCTGCAGTGCTTTCATCAATGGTACCGTGCTCCATTGCTTCCAAGGTCCACTCTTGCATTTCGTTACGCATGCGAGAGCGCTCTGCAGCCTCGCCGTATGAGCGCTGAGTTACTGTTTGGATGTGCTCTTCAAGTTGCTGAATGCGCTTCTTGTTTTCTACTAATTGAGTTTCTAAAAACTCTCGTGTCATGTAGTGATTGTCTACTTTTGTTACTTGGTCCATGGGGGCCTCTTTCTGTTTGTTGGTTTACATTAATTATACTGGGTACCACTGACAATTGTCAAGGGCCCTTGCGGGGAGCAGTTTAGGATCTTACTCAGGATCATCATCTCAGGCATACCCACGCATCATGGCCTGGGGCTTAGCAGAGATGAAACTCCACTCTATTTATTTAGCCACGCATTTCTGTGGTCGTGGTTGAGTAGTTTAGCGACATACTCAGGTCGTTTATTATCTAATTATAGATAACGGGCAACGGCTTGATAAGTTGATGTGGAAACTGTTTCCTCATCTGTCATCTTTAGGATACGAATAGCATTAGAGATTTCCTCTTTCTGCTCACGATAGTTGTAGATAGACATTGACTCAAAATCCTTTACAGGCTCTTTAGGCAAGTCCTTCTCTGATACTGTGAGGTCGAAGTCAATGTTGAGTTGATTGTTCCAAGAACGGAAGTTAGTGCGGAAGTTTTCTGCCTTTTTGATGTTTGCTACCGCATAGTCAATAAGTTCCTTTTTCCACTTTTCGTGTTGCTTCTGATACTTTGCTTCATTTGCTTCTTGTGATGTGTAATTGACTTCTAGTGTAGCAAGTGCTTGCTCTAGTGCCTTGATTACCTTTGGTGTTGCGATTTTAACTGAGATTGCTTTCTGTCGTGCCATTGGGTCTGTTCCTTTTCTGTTTAGTTTGTTAGGGGGTTGGTTGAGCAGTTTGTATTCTTGCTCAGGAATTAGTAATTAGATTACTTAGCCGTCCAAGTTGTATAGCGAGCCTGTCCATTGACATCTAACTTAACACGAACATTTCCGTTAGCCTGTGGGTTAATCTCTGTGATTACACCTGTGACCTTTGACTTCTGTGTTGTGAAAGTATCGCCTACCTTGTAAGTTGCTGTTGCTACTGCCATTTGTTTATTTCCTTTTCTGTTAGAGGGTTGTTTTCGTTATACCTAAGTATAACATTTTGGGGATAAAAATGTCAAATCCATTTCTGACATTTCTCACAATGTGAGATTACTTAGATGTCTTAACCATAGCCAAGCGACGAGAGCCGTTTGCTAGTACGAGAGAAACTCTAGTAACCTTATTATTGATTGGTGAGAAACCTGCAATACGACCTGTAACGCCTGTCTTGCTTGTTGTGAACAAATCACCAATTTGGTATGTGTATCCATGTAGTGTCATTTGGGTCTTGCCTTTCGTTGTGGGGGTTAATTGCTTATAGTATAAGTATAGCAAAAAAATGTCAGAAATACCAATTTTGGGGGGGTTTTGGGGTGTGTCCTTAATCACATCTTAACGGCGTGTCGCAACTTGACAAATGAAAGATTTTGCCACGTGCACCCTTTCACTGATATGCAAAGAATAAAAAAATAAACCAAAACAAAAATACAATTTGCATTTTGCTCATACTATCTCATTTCTTAGTTGCAGAAAAAATTATGTCACTCTTAGAGTATACACAAAGTGAGCAAGAAACGCAAGCCGAGCCAGCCGATGAGATAAGTGGAATCTGTTTATTATTCTCAGGACACTTAGCAGCAGGGCGACCAATCATTTCTTTTACATCTGCTTGACCAATAGCAAAATTTTTAGCAAGGTATGCCATGCGAACACCGCTATTAATTTTTAGATCAACGGCAGTTTTAACATTCTCACTATCAGCAGAGAAGTACAAACTAAGATTAGGAATGTCCTTAAGGATAAGTGCAGCGCTCTTCACACGAGTGTATACCCAAAATTGAATGTCAGGGTGCTTATCAATAACTACTTTCCATGCATAAGCATAGGTATCGTTAAAGAAGTCGCCGTCCCAGTGGATACGGAATAGCATAGGTGCCTTACGCTTTACACAATCAGCCTTGAATTCTGTGATCATCTCATTAAGTAAGCGCACCATGGTTTCACCGTCTGCGTCTTTAAGCAATTCCCAATTGTGCAATAGATTTTTCTTTACTGTTGGAAAGACCTTTTCCAATTTGCCTGCATAGCAAACACTCTCGCAGACACTCGTTGCGCCAGGACATGAATAAGCCTTTCCTGCGGGTAGTCCGAATGTGTTAGCAATACTTGCTTGCTTTCCGTTAGGTGTGACAAGGTTAGCCACCTTTCTATCTTTTGAGCGTAGTAGTTTAGTCATGAGGGCCTCTTTCTTTCTTTAATTCTATCATGAGGGACTGACATTTTTTTCTGTCATATTTCTTTTTATTGGGTACGGCAGAGGCAGCATTGCTACGGCGTAGTTCCATTAGCCGTCTTAATTCCTCTTTATTTTTCTTCATGTAACAATCTTAGCATACAGGGGGAAAAATGTCAATTTCTTAAATGTGATAAATCTCACATACGACACACGTGCATTTTTGTGCGGGGAAGCACACAAAAATACTTTTAACTATTCTTCTTCAATAAAAACATACAACGGAATTAAATCAGTGTAAGCAAATTGAACAATTTCTTTTTCACCAAATTCGTTTTCTGTTTGTATGTCATAGTTATCTCCAGTGGAATCACTTTCAATAAAAATAACTTCAACAATGTCATCACCGATTTTAATTAAATCACCAAGCATTAATTGATCTGGTGTTAAGTTATCTGCGTTTATTAATTCCATGCTTACCATTGTATCACTCATTACTCTAACCCCAATCCTAATTCAAATCCTAAGTCTTCGTCATAGTCTTCAATGTTTTCTGGCAACCATGCATGAAGGTGGTGTTGCTCAATGATAGCCCATACTGGTGCAGCGGTTAAGCCCTTGTACAAAATACCATCAGGCATTTCAATAGTCTCGTCCCACAAATCCTCATGAGCAAAGTCAATAGCCTGTATGCATACTGGCACCATGCTTAGTGGTACTGGTGGATAGTGATTACCTTGTAAATGATAACCAATAGCCTGTTCAAGGCTTATGTCAATGTTTTCTGCTAAGTCTGTTGCAAAATTACTTCCCATTTACTTACCCCCTACAATTCCTGAGCGATACAAAATCTTTGTATGCATTTTGCCTGACGGCTCTGATAGATTAACTGTTCGGTATTCGTTAGCAAATCCGTGGTCTACAAAAGACTCAAAACTTTGCACGGCAGATAAAGCATCACTAAATCTACCAATCCAATTAGGCTTAGTCTCACTATCGTTAGTGCTAGTAACTGAGTATAGGTATTCGTTCATTATGCGTTCTCCTTATAGAATTCGTTCATTACTGTTTCAGCATACCATGTTGAGTATTCATTTTCAAGAGATACGCCCTTGTTGCACTCACAAAATTCTGAGTCAAATTCTCCATGACCATTACCCCAAAAGAGTACGCCTTCGTCATAGCAATCATAGCAATTCCAATTATTCATTATTATTCTCCAATCTTTACTGCAAGTATGCGGTATGTATCTTTTAGATTAAATACTGAGGGATAGTGAGGGCGAACCTGAACACGATAACTTTCGCAATCGGCATACCATACATCAGATTTTTCGGCTGAGATAATTTCTCCCGTAAGTGTACGGGACTTATAAGTTTTTCCTACAAGTAGGTTTTCTATTGTATAGACATTTGCTGACATGAGCAACCTCTTTCGTTTTTGTTATTAAATCTATCCTACCATGAGGGTCTGACAAATCTTTGTTATTTATTTTTTTCTTACTATGTAAGTCTAGCCTATTAGTCATAAATTATCAACCTACTAACGAGTAATCTTAAATAGTGAGACGCTCAGTGGGTGTGATAAATCTCACATCTTAAATGACCTGTGGATAAACTGGTCTGACCTGTGGAAAACGGCACGTGCATTTTTTTTGATGTGTTGAGCAGTTTTAGATCATGCTCAGGATTTTATTTTTATTTTAGAGTTGCAAGAAATTCTTGCGAGTCCATGCAAGCATCAAAAAATTTCTGTTCATCAAATCTTGGATTGTCAGAAGCAAACCACTCACTGAATTCAAAAATTAAATCTTGAAAATCACCTGAGTCGATTGTGTTAGAAAACTTTTGAAGAATTTTTGCAGTTTCAATGTAGTCTTTGCGAGTCATCATTTATGAACACACTCGCTTTCTATTTCATGACCAAACTCATCTACCAATTCCTCATAGATTTCATCCATGTAGTCTAAGTAATCGCTCATTATTCGGCCACCTTTAGAATTGCATAGGACCCACCCGCATTTATTTCATCAAGTGCAGGCTTTAGTGCAGGCGCTAACAATTCTTTTAGCATTCCCTCAAGCATTGCAATTTGCATTTCTTTTTCTAGTGCAAGCAGGCGCATTCCTACTGGATGAGTTTCGTCTACCTCAGTGATAAACTTTAGATTGTGTTCGATTTGTACCATTGTTAGTTTTCCTATTCTTAGTTTGGGTTTGTAAGTGTAAGAGTGCCACGAAGGACACCGCTAATTCCGAGAGTGTCGCAAGCGACTTTAACAGATACGCCAACAGGTAATTGTGTTGGGTATGTTGAGATAAATTGAGCAACCGCACCTTTTGAGGCAAGGTCGATTTTCTTTACAGAACCATTAAAGGTTTCTAGTTTTACAGTGTATGTCATTTATTGACTACCTTTCGTTTAATTGATAAGACTATCCTATCATGGGGGGCTGACAAATTGGGCACTTATTTGCTTAGGCTCACTGTGATACTCGTCACATTTATTTGCTAAGGCTCATTGCTTATTTATCTTTATTTAATTGTTATACTAGAAGTATAGCAAAGAAATGTCAAAAAGTCAAATCGACACACCGTAAATAGGGGAAATAATCGTGTGACCTTAAACACATTAGTTATACACACCCTGTGGATAACTTTTTGCCACGTGCAAAAAATCGCAGAGTTTTTATTTCTGCGATCCTTTTTTTATTTTATTCTTTTACAAAAGAGTAAAGTCCATAAAATAAACAAATAAAAGAAAACCAAAACAATGCGTTTCCACTTATAAAAAAGTTACTCATTTATTTTCCTCAATTTCATTTAGTAAATCCCAAAGTATTGGTTCTAACTCTAACGCAACTGCATCAAGTTTTTCTTGAAGTGTTTTCATTGTGATACCACCTCTACATGAAAAGCGTTAAACTTTTCTAATTCGTTTTCGCTAAGTGGGCGAAGTGTTTTGTTTAGAGCAAATACCGCCTCTAATTCACTATCCGATTCGCATACATACGAAACTAACACATTGTATTTAGTCATTATGCAATCTCCAATTCGTTATAGTCAATGACCTCAAAGTCATGTCGTTCTAGTGGCATAGCCTTTAGCCATGATAGGGCAGACTCAAAGTCCTCAGCCTCAATAGTGACCATTAGGTCAAAGTTAAATAGTGTCATTACTTTACCTCCTTGTATAAAAAGTCCCAAGCCTTACGGCATAACACGATAGACTTGCAGTTATCGCAACAGATAACCCCATGAGGGTTAAGGTCTACATCATAGACATCAACGCTTGCTGATGTTGCCCCACATACTGAGGGGATATTTACAAAGGTACTCATTTTCTAAGTCCTTCCTTTCCATAAGTGTTAATAAAATCAGGGAGAGCCATAACGCCCTTGTAGTCTTTACATCTTGGGCAAAATCTATTCCACCCGTCAAATAGTGTTATGCAAAATGCACAAATGTTATCCATAGCGCATAAGCCTTGTTCATCTATAAATTGCATAGTGTCGTTCACTTAGACACCTTCCAATCTGTCCACATAGGCAAACGCTCAGGGTCGGTATCGTTATACCAACGCTCAATGTTTTGTTCACAATCCATGCAGAAAGTGAATTGGTCATCTCCAATTTCGGAGATAGCAGAAACCATAGGGCTATGGTCTTTACATAGTGTGTTTAGTGTAGTCATTTTGACCTACCTTTCTTTAAGGGATTTCTTTACCCTTGTTTTTCTTTATACTGTAAGTGTAGCATGGGGGTCTGACAAATTGAGGGGTACAAATAGGATAAATCGGACATTGTGAGGTGTATCACATGAGATACAAGTCACATTTTTGGGGGGTATTATAACGATTTCATAACAATAGTAATTTTATCGGTGTGTCGACTTGACAAAATCGGCACGTGCTCGATGTGGTGTAAATCACATGCGACACGCCGTATAGGTACTTGACTTTTGGCAGGGTATGTGATAGGATACTCCTATAACAATTAAATAACAGGATAATCCATGTGGTACACATCACATGCGACACACCCGAAAAACAGGCTAATTTGTCAGTACCCTATGATAGGATACTAGGTATAAAGATTAAATAAAGAAAGGTCAGATAAATGACACTAGATGAATACAAGGCTTATGTAGAAGCCCAGCGCAAGGAAAGCCTAGCGCAAGCCCTAACCCTACTAAAGAAAGGTGCTAACAAATGAGCACACTAGAAAGAATAAGAGCAGAGCAACAGGCTCGCTATGCTATCCAACGAGAGAAGGATAAGGCTAAGATAGAGGCTATGTTTGCTAGTCACTCTCGCCCACTAAATAACCAATACCTTTTAGAGAAAGAAGAAAACTAATGAACCCTTTTACATACATCATTGATTTATTAGATGAATACGATTACATGGGGCCAATCGGTGCCTTTGTTGGTGTTGCAATAGCAATCATCACCGCTTTTGTTATTGGAGGTAACTAAATGAAAAGCAATTTTGAGATTACACAAGAGATTAACACTCTTGCTAAAAAGCACTATCAAGACATGGACTTAGCGTTCATGTGGGGTTGTGCTCAAGCATTACTATCAACAAGTCAATTAGACATTATTCTTGGAATACTAAAAGAGAAAGAGGTCGCATAGTGAACGCTATGTACGCACACACCTGCGAGTTTTGCGGGGATACAGGTATCATCATTTTCTCTGAGAAAGAGACCCGCATAGACCCTTGCAAATGCTAAACAAATTGCAGGCACTAGTGCTAAACTAAACCATGGTACTAGTGCTTGGGGCAATTGCATGGAGATCGTAGCCAATAAATCGTAGCACTATGGGCGCACTATTTTTTTGTGTGTATTTTCTGTATAGTATGTATCATACATCTGGACAAAATATTCAGATTTTAGGCTATTTGGGTTTTACAAAATTTTTCAGAATTATGCTATAATGGTTTAATGACTGAAGACACATATAAAGGGAAAAACTGCTGTTCTGCATGCACATGCACAAACCCTCATCAATCAAAACCACAAGTTACAGAGGAATAAAATGGGAATCCTAGACAATTTAGAAAATTCCTGGGACATAGAAGTCAGACCAGAACCAAGCAATCCAAAGTTTGAATCAAGTCCATTCCCAGTAACAGACAACATGGGAAGAGATCAGTTCTGGATAGAAGATCAAAACCTGGCTGTAAAATTATTTTCAGAAACCTGCTGCAGAGATTGTAGTTGTAAAAATGGATAGCGATCAACAACAACTTACTCCAGAACAAGTGCAAGCAATATTATTATTTAAGATTGAGCAGAAACTAAGGTTTTATATTGCAAACCAAGTTGAGTCAAAATTTCACGGTATGTATCATAACGCATCACACGATATAGCACAATTTATCCGCAATATGGCTTAATCTTGTACTAACTCCCACATATTGATATCTACAAACCCATAGCGAGATAGATCTGCTAACTCTTCAGTGTCTGCTTCAATAACAAGTCGCACATTGGACTCAATGTCAAAACCTGGTTTGTACTCCGTCTTGGCATTCTCCAAATAGGTTTCTTTAACCTTCTCAAGAATCGGACGGTATTGATATTTAGGCAATTACTCCACCATCTTTTAACATATCGTACATATTGCTAAGAATAAGTTGAAGGCTAGGCTGACTTTGTGAAATTTGTGATTCTGTATCTGATTCGCTCATTCCAGCCTTCTTGCATAATTCTCTATTATCAGCATTAATGCTAAATAGCATCATGTCGACTACTTCTTCTTTTGTCATACCCATTCCTTTTCTTGGTCGTAAGTTACAGAATACTCTCCTGTAAATATCTCTGCATAAGAGATGATATCTCTATTATACCGTATAAGCGTTTCTATGCCAACTTTGTCACATACATACTTCATACCCTGGACTAATGGCTCAAACTTCATCCCCTGCCCCTCTAGGGCGTTATTAAGGGTATCTATGTAACGTGTCTTGCCATAACGCTTTGATGTAAATGATTGATCAACATAGTCAAACCTTGCTTGTGCATCATTCTTTCTTGCAATGTCCGAATTGTCTATTATGTACTTTGTTGCAGGATGATCCATCCGTGTAGACCAGTTTCGCATGTTATCGCTGTACTTCTCCATGTTCTTGAGAGTTGAGTCAGCGAAAGCCATGCGTATAAGGTCTTGTTCGGATAGGTCAGCCTCTATTGCGAACGAAATCAAAAAAGCGGTTGCGAAAGGAAACTTGTCGCTATATGTCGAAACGCCGAAGTGCACATTCGGATTAAACGACTCGACTGACATATTATCTTCTAAGAGTCGCATATGGTTGCCGAGAGACACAAACTCTTGTCGATTCATATCACAATCGACGAACAAACATTCTTCTGGATTGATCCCGTCGGCGAGACATAAAATATTTTTGTCATAAGAACCAACTATTTTCGAACCGTTAAAACGCTCTAGTAATTTTGCGGACATAAAACCATCCATGTCAGGGGAAATAATTAAATTCTTAGAATGCTCTAAGGTTTCAAGTATGGCTGTTTTCATTTTTGTAAAATACTCCCCTTATAATAATCTAGTTATGACAATCCAGGACTGGGCTTCGTTAATCGTAGCAATACTTACAATTGTATCATCAATCGGCTTGTCGATCAAGTGGTTAGTAAAACATTATCTTAGCGAACTTAAGCCGAATTCTGGATCATCGCTAAAAGACCAAGTTAATAGACTTGAAAGTGCTCTAGACGAACAAAAAAATGATTCACAAAGATCCAGAGATCGCCAAGAAAAGAAACTTGACGAAATGTATCAGATTTTGATTAAGCATATTGCTAAAGTTGATAAAGAATAATTTTCCTATATACTATATATAAAGATAGTTTTTAAAACTATAAAGATAGTTCTTTTTTCTTATATATTTAAAGTATACACTATCCCTAATCTGGCTAAAATAGACTTATGGTAACAAATCGGACATTCTTTATTATAACAATTTGATAACTTTAAATATCATGTCCGTTTTGTACCTTTATGGTATAATTTATTATTGGCTAATGCCTTGGTTTGTCCTATACCCACCAACCTTGGTATTAGTCAATTTTTATGGTATAATCACAGTATGCCTATTCATTCATCCCTGACTTTTGGTGCTGATCCAGTAACCATGCAGTGGAGTGTTGTCAGAGGGGATACTGCTACTTTAAGAGTAGAGTTTTATGAAGACAATGAAGTAGATTATTACGATACTTCTGGATGGATTTTTAGAGCAACCGCTTATGATCAATCTGGTAATGTTCTAGATGCCCTTGAATGTGAGCCTAGCGAGGGATTTGTAGATATTACAGCATACCCATCGGTTACAAAAAATTGGGGATCTAAATACTCTTCAATCGTGGCTCAATTACCATTTGATGTCCAGGTAACAATTCCAGAATTAATAGAAGACACAGTTTGGACTCCTGTAATTGGAACCATACATGTATTAGGCGACATTACACCAGGGGGTACACTATAATGGCAGTTATTAAGATTGTTCCAATGCCAGGCGCAGTTGGAGACAAGGGAGACGAAGGAGCCGTAGGCCCTCAAGGCCCACAAGGAGCACAAGGTTTGCAAGGAGTGCCAGGTGCTGATGCACTATGGAGTTACAATGGCCAATGGCAGAGCAATGCTTCATATGCCGAAGGTGATGTCGTAACTTATCAGGGACAACTGTATTACACAAAGTCAGTTACAACTGCTGGAACACTTCCAACCAATACTACTAAGTTTGATTTAATTGCATCAAAGGGTGCAGATGGACAACCAGGTACAAACGGTACAAATGGTACAAATGGTGCAAATGGTGCAGATGCACTTTGGAATTACACGGGAGAATACAGTAGCGGAGCATCATATGCCGTTGGAGATATAGCAACATATGACGGACAACTTTGGTATCGCTACAACGCTAATGGTGGAAATGTTGGAGACACTCCTTCCCCAGGACTTTGGAATTTATTAGCAGCAAAGGGTGCAGATGGTTCTGGTGGAACAGCAAACACTGGAGATATAACTTTTGATGGTGTAAAAATTATTGGTACAGGAACAGCATCTGGTGATGGATCTAATAGAGGAACAATAGACTTAGTTCCAGATGCAGATTTACTTACAAATCAATATCATGAAGATCAGTATTTAATTGTTGATCCTACCGCACCAAACCACATTCATATTCGTGCAGGTGGAACACAAGATGCTTCTGCTGCAGACCTATTTCTTGGCGGAGAAAGAAACAATGTTCGTGTTTCAGATGGCGGAAGAAGTGTAAGTGTTAGCACAAGACCAAATACAGTTATTAACACATATACAAATCAAAATACAACAAGTAACACTTCTTTTGTAACAAGTAATGCATCAAGTATTTATATAGGGGATACATTATTTTATGTAGGCGGAGATATAGTAACTGTTGATTCAATTACGCAGGACTCACCAAGTGCTGGTCTACAAACTATCACAGCAAACTTAAATGGAGCACCAGCCTCATTTGTTGCAGGAGAACCGCATATATTTAGCCATGAAGAAGAATGGAATAACTACTGGCAGTTTACCCCAGATGGAACTCTTTCAGGACCATCAATGGGTGGACTTAAAGTTTTAGGTTTATTAAATTCAGGTGATAATGATCTTGGTCTATATGCTAACGATGCAGACATATATCTACAGGCTTCTTCTGGAGCAGTAAATATTGCAGCGCCTGAAGTTACCATTACTTCAAATGCCGTTCCTTCTTCAGTAAATATCAACACATATAGTGGTGCAAAAATTAGTAGCGCAAGAACATCTGGCTATTCTGATGCAGACAAAGTTGTAGCAACACTTGGAGATTTACCAACGGGAGCAACAGGAACATTTGAAACTCCAGATAGTAAATTAGTTACAGTTACTAATGGAATCATTACATCTATAGAGTCACTTACTTAATATTGTGAGATAATATCACTATGGCTGTTTCTAAATCTATGGACTTTCCAGGTGCAAAAAAATCTTCGTATGCTGCACAAGTAGAACAAAGTCAAGCATCTCCTACTGTAGATAGTGCTCTTTCATTTCTTCCAGTCCCTGGCCCAGTTGGTCCACAAGGACCTGCAGGTAGAGATGGTAGAGATGGAAAGCAGGGACCTGAAGGACCAGAAGGAAAACCAGGTCCAAAAGGAGAAAAAGGTCCAGCAGGTAAAGACGGACTAAGTTCTTTGTCATCTTCAGGACAGCAAGCAGGATGGGCATCTTATACAAATACAATTACTAAACCAACAAAACTTGGAGTGTCTCAAGGAAATGATGGCTGGGTAACACTTTTATTAGATACAAAAGACAAAGAGCAAAATGAGACATACCTTCCTAAAGGTTGTACCAGCCTTTGGAATAGTCACCAGAGAGCCCTAAACTTCCACGGTATAAAAGAAGGCTCCCAAATATTCGTAACATACAACTTTGAACTAACTACCTATACAGCCAATACTGAGGTTTGGCTAAGGACATATTTTGCAAGCAAGGATCAAGAGTTTGTGCAATTAGTAGGGTCTTTAAAGTACCAGAATGTATATAACCTTTCAGTCACCCAAAACATATTTATTGAAGACAAGTATATGTGGGGAAATGGTGCAGTTCCACAACTTAGAACAGACTTTGATGCCTCCGTAATCTTCAATTCTGTCTACGTCAGCGTGGTATAATAAAACCATGGCATTTCCAGCAACCTATGACTTTAACTACTATAAAGGTGATACCTTTGAGTTTCGTATCTACCCGAAAAAGAACGATGGAACGGTTTTTGACCTAAGCGCTTTTTATATTCCAACAAACTATGCCAATACTCCAGATGATGTAACTGACTCATCTGCACCATATGATAGTGCTCAATTTACTATTGCAGAGGTTCGTGGAGCAACAAAAATTGTAAATAACCTTCCAGTTGCAGTAGTGCCAATTAAATGCTTTGCTAGGGTGTCAGATGATAATACTTTTGTTCAGTGTGCAATCAGACCAGCAGAAGGAAATCAACTTGTTGCTGGTACAGAATATGTCTATGACGTTGAAGTTAAAAAGCCAGCAGGGTTATCAGGTAGCGGACAATACGAAGTTGTACAAACACTGCTAACAGGCAAAATAACAATTACAGATCAGGTTACAGGCGCTACGTCTGCAACATCAGGTGCGTAATGGCAGACATACTTTTATCAAATGACGACTTAACCGTCTTTGGTGGACCAGAAACAATCAGTCTTGATTTAGATATAGGGCCACAGGGTGATCGTGGAAGTCTTATTATTGCTACTCTTGGAGATCCAAGAAATGCTACAGTGGCCTCGTATATAGTTCAAGATGTTCAGGCTTTAGACATTGCAATAGACTCAAACCCTGCCTCTTTAACATTTAAAAATATTTTTCAATTAGTTTCTACACCAAACGGATTGCAATGGACTCCATTAGTTAGCCTTAAGACAGACTTCTACTCTTCTACTAAAACAGTAACTGCTGCAAACGGAAAACTTACTATACCCCCAATCAATGTAACAGATATTTATTTGTTTCAAGATAATACAACTGTAGACTCTTCTAATTTTAGTGTACAGTACTCAATATCATCCCCAGATTCTGGCGGTCCCTTGGCAACAACATTAGTAGTAAAAGAGTTAAGCACTAGTTCAGGCTTTTTAGCGTTACCACTTGAAATAAAGGGTGTAGAATATGATGGAACAAACTGGGGACCTATAACGGGAACCAAAAACGTCCACTTATTTATTACAGTGGTATAATGAAAAAGGGTGATTTATAGTGGCAGAAGAGAATATTGATAACACCGTTAGTGGTAGCGGACTCTTCAACACCAAAATCCCAGGTTTGTCAGATGCAGCGGATATTCAGGCAGCGTTAAGGCTTTATCACTACGGAACATATACATATGATGGTGCAAATACAGATCCATCAGTTCTTCCTATTCCTTCTATGGCTAAGCACCTTCAAAACCTTGTAGACGCAGATGCTGCAGAGATAGTAAACAGAAATGCTGCAATTGCCACACATAATGCAGCCACAACAAATGTTCACGGAATATTAAATACAGCAAATCTTGCAACAAAAGCATATGTAATTGATGAAATAAATAATTTTGCTGGAGGATACCCAGACCTAGCAGGAGCAGGTATTGACTGGAATGGTGTTGATGAACAGTTTGACATTGAGCCAAGAATTGTAAATTCTGGAACATTAATAACAAAAACATCTGATTTTATATTAGCGTCAGAAGATGTTTCTAAAACTATAATTTTAAACGCATCTTCCCCTATCACATTAACTGTTCCGCTAAATTCTTCAGTAAATATTCCTATTGGATATCAATTTAATTTAATTGAAGTAGGACTAGGAAGAACAACCTTTTCTCCAGTTTCTGGAGTCACAATAAATAGTAAAAATTCACAAATGTACATTGACTCACAATATGGCAAGGCAACACTTTTAAAAATTGATACAAATTCTTGGATTGTCTATGGAGATATTTATGAGGGATCTACATCTTCTCCAACACCAACTCCAACTCCAACACCGACTCCAGCACCAACTTCAACTTTAACCCCAACACCAACACCAGTCCCACCATATTTCGTTCCTCCATTCTTCCCTCCATATTTTGTACCTCCATTCTTCCCACCAGACTTTACGCCTACAGCAACTGCAACCCCAACGCCTACAGCAACTGCAACCCCAACACCCACCGCAACTGCAACCCCAACGCCTACAGCAACTGCAACCCCAACGCCTACAGCAACTGCAACCCCAACGCCTACAGCAACTCAAAGTAATGCTTACTGGTATACAGGTTGTTGTTCAACAACTGGCGCACAGGTTACAGGTTTGAGCAGTACAGAATTTACTGCAGCATATAACTCTATGATTGGTCAGTGCGTTGGAGAAGTTACAAACCAGCAAAGTGGAAATTATGGAACCATTCCAACAGTAAACTGTTCAGGACTTACCTATTGTCCTTCACTAGGGTATAACGTACCTTCAAGTGGCTACCCAGGTAACTGTCCAGGTGCCTCACCAACAGATCCTACAGCAACACCAACTGCTACTCCAACACCAACTGCTACTCCAACACCTACAGCAAGCCTTACCTACTGCCCTTCACTAGGATATAATGTTCCAACAAGTGGCTACCCAGGTAACTGTCCAGGTGCCTCACCAACAGATCCTACAGCAACACCAACACCAACGCCAACACCTACTCCAACCCCAACAACCACCGCAACTGCAACCCCAACCCCTACTGCAACTGCGACACCAACACCTACCCCCGCTCCAGTACCTCTAACCTACTGCCCTTCACTTGGGTATAACGTACCTTCAAGTGGCTACCCAGGTAACTGTCCAGGTGCCTCACCTTCACCAACTACAGCACCACCTTACTTTGTTCCACCGTTCTTCCCACCTTACTTTGTACCTCCATTCTTCCCTCCATATTTTGTACCACCATATTTCGTTCCACCTTTCTTCCCGCCTGACTTTACTCCTACATCAACACCAACTGAAACCCCAACCCCTACCCCCGCTCCAGTACCTTTAACATACTGCCCATCACTAGGGTATAACGTACCTTCAAGTGGTTACCCAGGTAACTGCCCAGGGTTTAGATTTGATGCAAATATAATAAATATGTAATACCTTGGTTGCATAACAAAATGTAATCGTGTATAATAGAATCAACTATAAGCAAGGGGAAGATATGTCAAAATCAAGGTGGGAAGAATACAAAGAAAAAAATCAAGGCATTGTCTCTGATCTTTCAAAAGAAGATCCTTTAAAAAGGTTAAGCATATGCAACTCGTGCGAGCACTTAATAAAATTAACAAAAGAATGCAAAAAAGACAAATCTTTTGTTCTTGAAACGGTAAAAATAAAAGAACAGCAGTGTCCAATAGGAGCCTGGTAATGCATAAAGAAGAACTTGCTCCTGGAATTGCATTATATAGCGACGTAATTCCTTCTTATAAAGAATTGATTGACAACATAGAGGACTCAACAACGCTTGGCACAATAAAATGGGGTAATGCTGAAGTTCACTCAGACGATAACAATACTTTAAAGAAAGATACAAGAGACACATCTGTTATAGGTGTGCCATACAAGACAAACCTTTTAGAGGGATTCCCATATCCAGGCTCTACATTTGATACAATTCTTTCATCTTTATTTTTTGAACATTTTGATCCAATAGAAAAAGATTATATAGGAGACTATAACTCAATAGTTGATTGGCATGACTCTTATGGAATTTTAAAGTATGGAAAAGGACAGAAGTTTATAAATCATATAGATGATAGTCCTGCTGCTACAAGAAGAATATCAACAGTCTATTATTTAAACGATAACTATTCTGGCGGAGAAATAAATTTTCCTAGGTTTGGAATAAAATTAAAACCAAAAGCAAATCAAATGATTCTGTTCCCATCTAGTTTCATCTATAACCATTCTGTAGATCCTGTTATTGATGGCATAAGATATGCTATAGTTAGTTGGTTAAGATGAGCCTTGAAGAATATAAAGAAAAAAATGGGGTTACTCCATTTGATTTAATAAATCCAAAATCTCCTAGATCTTCAGAAGACTTAAAAAAAGAAAGAATGAGTATTTGTAATGATTGCCCAGAACTGATAAAGTTGACTACACAGTGTAAGCAATGTCATTGCATAATGTATTTAAAAACTACTCTTGAAGAAGCAAAATGTCCATTAGGAAAGTGGTAAAAATGAAAAAAGAAGAAATAGCACCAGGACTAATAGTCTATAGCGATGTAATTCCAAATAGTTTAAATCTTAAAAATGACATAGAAGAAGGAGTTGCATCCTCTGGTCTTTCTTGGTTACCAGCCTATGTTGCAGAAGCAACCAATGATGCAAAGGTTAATTCAAAAACAAGAGACACTGATTCTATAGGGATTCCATATAATGGTGGAGTAAAAGAACTTTCTGGAAATGTTTTGTCAGAAATTTTCAAGACAAGTCTAGGAAACATATTTTTTGAACATTTTCATCCAGTAGAGCAAGACTACATGAGTTCTTATGGCATTGGGTGGGGATGGCATGATGAGTACAGTGTTTTAAGATATGGAAAAGGACAACACTTTACAAATCATATAGATGATCATCCAAATTACCCAAGAAGAACATCAACTGTTTATTATTTAAATGATGATTACGAGGGTGGAGAAATAAATTTTCCAAGATTTAATATAACCTTAAAACCAAAGGCCAATCAAAAGATAATCTTCCCTTCAAACTATGTGTTTAACCATTCTGTTTCTCCAGTAGTTTCTGGAACACGATATGCAGTAGTAAGTTGGCTATTCTAATATGAAAAGGAAAATATAATAAAATGAAAGAAATGTTAGTTATAATTCCATCAAGGAATAGACCACAGGCAGTTGCAGAAATAACTGAGTCTTTGATGGAAAAATCAATAGGAGTAGATATTTGTTTTGGATTAGACGACGATGATACTTCTGAGTACACGTATGTTCCAGGAGTTATATATGAAAGAAATCCAAGAGTTTTAATGAATGCAACAAATAATATACTTGCAAATAAATATGCTAACAGTTATAACTTTATCTGTTTTCTAGGTGATGACGTTAGACCAAGAACATTTGCTTGGGATAAGATACTTATAGAGCCATTGAGAAATAAACCTGGAATTTCTTATGCAAACGATCTAATCCAAAAAGAATTTTTACCAACTCATGTTGCCATGTCATCAGAAATAATAAAGTCTCTTGGTTTTATGGCACCACCCGTTTTAAAACATTTATTCATGGATAATTTTTGGCTAGATCTTGGTAAAGCAATAAACTCAATACATTATTTTGAAAATGTTGTACTTGAACACTTACACCCAGCATTAGAAAAATCTTCTGTTGACCAGGTATACCTAGAGTCTTGGGGTCTATTTGAACATGACAAAAATGCCTATGAAAAATACAAAGAAACAGACTTTTTACAAGATGTCGAAAAAATTATGAAGATGTACGAAAATCTTAATGATATGTCGTAGAGTTTTTTAAATGGACAAGATATATGTTTCTATTGCCTCTTATAAAGATAAAGAGTTAGCAGATACTGTTTTTTCTATTTTGCGTCGTGCAAAAAATCCAGAAAGAGTTTTTGTTTCAATTTTTTCTCAAGATGAGACTCACCCACAATTAGAAAATATCTTTAGTTTGTTTGGAGTGCAGAATTTTTCTTATGAAAAGGTTCATTTTTCTGAAGCAAAAGGTGTTGGTTATGCAAGAAAAAAAACACAAGAAAAATTATCTTTAGATTTTAAATACTATTTACAAGTTGACTCACACACAAGATTTATACAAGACTGGGATAGCGTATTAATTTCAGAGTATACACAAAGTCAAGATTTTTGGAAGGTTCCAATAATCTTTTCATCTTATCCACTTCCCTATACATATGATAAAAATGGAAATGAAGTGATTACTGCAAGAGACAAAGCAAATTTTGTAAGTATTAAGCCTATTGAAGGGACTATGCTATATAAGGCAGAATATGAGGAAAGATCTATATCCAGATATGGAGAACTTCATGGTCACTTTTGTGCTGGATTTGTTTTTTGCTTGTCTGAGTATATGCTTAGCGTTCCATACGACCAGAGGATTTATTTTATTGGAGAAGAGCACACAATGTCTGTTAGGTTTTTTTGTAATGGAATTTATATTATTGCTCCACAAAGATCTTATGTTTATCATCACTACTATGGAGTTCAGACAAGAGAAAAACATTGGGAGATAGATCCTAATTGGGGAGATTATGAAAAGGCTAGTTTTGATAGAATAGCAAAGTTTTTTTTGTTTGAGGAACTTGAAGGTTATGGTATAAAAGATAAACCAAGATATGAATTATGGAAAAATAGATTTGTTGTTGAAAGTGAAAATATAAAAGAGTTGGGATAGCAGTCATATTCTGCCAGCCCAACCCTTTTTGTGTATTTACATTATTTTGGAAATTTGTTCATCCAAAACTTAGTCCTTGGGGTAATACCCTTCCATGAGGACCAGTCTTCTCCACCATTTGTCATGTAGTATGCAATCTCTGCATTCTTAACGGGATTGAATAGTTCAGCGTTAGAGTCAAGATCAAACTTGGTTCTACGATCAGGACCAAGGGTATCAATCATATTGATTTGGAACATACCATAAGATGAGTCACCAGTTTTGTGGTTGCCATTAAAAGCCAATGGTCGTCCATTAGACTCTTTCTTAGCCACTGCCCAAGCAACTACAAGGTCTTTTCCCTTGAAGCCCACTAATGAAAGCAGTTCCTTTAGTTCTAAATCAGTCAGAGAAACCTTATTCTCAAAACTCTCTAACTTTTTAGCCTTAGAAACCAAAAAAACCTCTTTCGAGGCGGTTTCCAATGTCTGAGCCTGTTCTATGCTCAAGTTGTTTTTAGTATCAAGACCTGAGTCAGCATTGGCTCCGTTCGACAAAACAGTTACTAATGCTACGATACTGAGTGTGCTAATGATCTCTTTGTTTCTTTCGATAAATTTAATCATAGTTTCCTCCTTAGAAAACAATAACACCCTGGTAGGTGTTACTACCAAGTATAACACAAAATTTTGTTAAAAGTCAAATTAAACGGCCAAATTATGAAAAATCTTTTATGGTAAAATTATAGTATATCTGGAGGTTTTTATGTCTAAATGGGATGATTGGAAGATTGCAAGCGGAACAACTAGGCCATGGCACCTATTAAATCCAAGCCAGTATTCAAAAGAAGAGGCTTTAGCCAGGAAAAGACTTTTAATTTGCCAAGGGTGCCCACAATTGATTCAACTAACAACCCAATGCAAAAAATGTGGCTGCATAATGAAATTAAAAACTAAACTAGAGGCTGCAACCTGCCCACTAGGTAAATGGTAATAAATCATATTGTTTAAAATATCGACTAGCACAACTTTATAAGATGGTATAATAAAGATTATGGCTACAGGTCAATCACTTAATTATCCTACTATGAAGTATCCACTTGCTTCTGATCCCGTGAATGTCCACGGAGACATTAAAGTATTGGTTGACGCTTTAAATGATATTTTGCCCCCTTTGGGTATGACAAGTGTATCTTCTCCTGTAAGAAATAACACAAACCTTGCATTACCAGCAGGAACCCCTGTTTATATTTCAGGAAATGTTTCACACGGTGGACAAATGAAAACAACTGTAGAAAGATACAACCCATCAAGTTTAACCCATAATCCAGATTCACCAATTCTTGGATTAATACAAACAGGAATTTCTGCACTAAGCGATGGCGTTGCTGTGGTGTCTGGAGTTTTGCAGATGAATACAACAAATATTGGTACACCAGGAACAAAAGTTTATATTGATGGAAGTGGACAACTTGTTGGTGGAAGACCTTCTTCTGGACCAGCAAGATATGTAGCAGTCGTTGCAGTTCAGGGTACACAAGGTCTAATTGTTGTCCAGACAAAAGGAAACGGTACTTGGGGAGCACTTAAAGACGGATTGTCGTGATATAATAACATTATGGCAACCTTTAGAAATCAACCAACAGACTCTTATGCACTAGGTGCAGCCCCACCAGAAATTCGTTGGACAGTTGTTCGTGGAGACTCAGCAGCATTTCGTGTTTATGTAACTAATGACGCAAGAGTTCCTCTTCTTCTTGAAGATTGGGAAGTTGCAATGGATATATATAGACCAGTAACGGATGCTGTTATTTTGTCTTTATCCCCTGAGCCAATTGAGTTCCAAGATGAAGAAGGAAGTTTCACAGTCACATTAACATCAGCACAATCTCAACTTCTTGAGACAGGAGACATCTTCGACATACAACTCACAGAACTTCTATCAGAGGGCAGAGTTTGGACGGTAGCCAGAGGGTCAATGGTTATCCTTGAAGATGTAACCCAGTAATGCCAACACATCAATTAGCACATGCACAGATTCAAGATCTTGATTTAAGACGAATTCGTATAGATCACATACAACCAAAAGCAAGGGTTGAAGAGGTTTTACCATTTAGGGTTCAGTTTATCAATGTAAGTGTGTTTGGTTATTCTAAAACCAATCCACCACCAATTCCATTGCAGGTTATTGGCTACAGCAACTATATTCTATAATTAGATTAATTAAAAGGGTGATATAATTGCCACATGGCTAAAGTATCAATTCCATCAGTTAAGGCTCTATTTCAAACAGGTGATAGACCTACTCAAGAAAACTATGAAGATTTAATCGATACCGCTTCAGCACAGGCAACAGACCTTGGCTCAGCAGGTAACAATGAAAACACAATCACTGGTATTGAGAACGTAACTGTTATTGATAACTTTGACGCTACAGTTTGGCGAATGGTCAAGTATATTGTTTCAATATCAAAGACCACTGCAGGGGACAACAAGTTCTATGCAACCGAACTAACAATTCTCGTTGACGGTACAAATGTAAATGTCAGCGAGTATGGAACAATCGACAATGATGGGAATATTGGCACCATTAATGTCTCTCGCACTGGAAATACCGTGGCCTTAACAGTCACTCCAGACCCAGCGATCAAGCCAGTCACAGTTCGTTTCGCACGAATTGGACTTAAGGCATAACTAAGGAGATATAAAAAATGGCAACAGTAAATAAAGATTTTAAGATTAAGAGTGGTTTAATCGTTGAAGGTACAACAGCGACAGTTAACGGTTTTGACGTTCTTACAAAGAAGCAAGCAGATCAAGATTACGTAGTTAATCTTATTGGCGGAACAGCCACATCTGCCAACGAAGCAAACAAAGTTGTAAAGCGTGATGCTAATGGTAACTTTGCTGCAGGAACAATTACAGCAGAATTAACTGGTAACGCAAGCACAGCAACAACACTTGCTACAGCAAGAACTATTGCTGGTCAATCATTTGACGGTAGTGCTAATGTTAGCATTGCACCAACAGACCTAACAGGAGTAACTGCTACAGCAGCAGAAATTAATCTTCTTGATGGCGTAACAGCAACTACAGCAGAATTAAACATCCTTGACGGTGTAACTGCAAGTGCATCAGAACTTAATATTCTTGATGGCGTAACAGCATCTACAGCAGAACTTAACTTTGTTGACGGGGTAACTTCAGCAATTCAGGATCAGATTAATGCTAAGGCACCATCTGCTTCACCTACATTTACAGGTACAGTTTCTGGTATTGACAAGACTATGGTTGGTCTTGGAAACGTAGATAACACTTCCGATGCAGACAAGCCAGTTTCAACTGCTACTCAAACAGCACTTGATCTAAAGGCTCCACTTGCATCACCTGCATTAACTGGAACACCAACTGCACCAACAGCAACAGCAGGTACAAACACTACACAGGTAGCAACAACAGCGTTCGTAGGAACAGCAGTAGCAAACCTTGTAGGTTCAGCACCAGACCTTTTGGATACACTTCAAGAGTTGGCTGCAGCAATAGATAATGATCCAGAAACAATCAATAACCTACAAAGTCTTGCAGCAGGAAAGCAAGATAACTTAACTGCTGGAGATAACATCAGTATTGATGGATCAAGCGTAATTTCTGTAACTGGTCTAGATGCAGCAGATATTTCAGATTTCTCAACGGCAGCACTAGCAGCAACTTCAGCAGCATACGATGTTGCAGGTGCAGCAGCAGAGGCTCTTTCAGATGCAGAAGATTATGCAGATGCAAAGATTAGCGATGCAAATGGATCTGCTACAGACAAGGCTTGGTCAGCATATAAGACAGCAACAGAAATTAGTCTTGCACAACAAGCAGCAACTGATGTAGCAAACAGCCTTACAACAGACGATGTAGCAGAAGGATCAGCACAGTACTTCACAGATGCTCTTGCTAAGTCTTCAGCAGCAGATCTTTTGACTGGTGCTTCACTTACAAACATTACAATTACAGGAACAGGTGCAGGACTTACTATTACCGCAGAAAACGGTGTAGCAGATTCTACAACATCTGATCTTGCAGAAGGTACAAATAAGTACTTCACAGATGCTCGTGCTCGTGCTGCTGTAGATGGAACAGACCGTTCATTTACTTCAGTTGCGTTAAACTCAGTTGCTAAGCAGGTCGCAGCAACACTTTCAGCACCAACAGCAGGAATTCAAGTAGCACACGCCTTCGCAAAGGCTGACTACCGTTCAGCAGAATACCTTGTAAAGGTTGCCTACGGAACACATACTGAAATATCAAAGGTCCTTTTGACACTTGACTCTTCAGATAACATTGCAATCACTGAATACGGAATTGTTGGAACAAATGGCTCAGCGTCATCAATTTCAGCAGGTATTTCAGGAGCAAACGTACAACTACAGGTGACAACCGCTAACAATGACTCAACAGTTACTGTTATGGGAACACTTCTAGTTTAATAAAAAATAAAAATAGTTGGAAGAAGGAGTAGTAAATGGCAATAGTCGATAAAGACTTCAAGGTCAAGAATGGATTAGTCGTAGCAAACGGCGGTACATTCGGAGATGCAGTAACAGTAGGAGCCCCAACTCTTAATGCCCATGCAGCAACTAAGGA